ACTGCAAGAGCAACTGCTACTGCAACTGTCTCTATTGGCGGATCTATCTCTGCAATCTCTGTTGGTTCTACAGTTGGATTTGGATACACTAATCAGGTGTCTCCAATCATCTTAATTGCACCACCTACAATAACAGAAGAAAAGAATACCATCGTGTCTTATGAGGGCGATTTTGGTATCATTACTGGAATTGGAACAACCTCAACTTCCGAAGCACCTCTTGGATTAGTTCTTGATTTGGTCATTCCTGAAAATTCAGTTCTCAGGGATTCTAACATCACTACATATACTTCTACAAGTGGAATTCAAACTGGTTATTACTTCTGCGTATTCAATTCAAATGTAGGAACTGGAGTGACCTCTCTAGATGAAACAAATAATCCGGAGACTGGAATAATCGGAATTGGTACAACGTTTATTGATAATGTGTATCGTGCAGCTGCAGTTTCTACTGCTACAACTTCTGCAATTGGTTTTGGTGTTACAACTGTCACAAGAGTTACGGTAAGTATTTCAACTAACACAACTCTTCCAACAGGTCTTGGATTTAGTAATTTCTATGGTGAGTATAGTTGGGGCAAAGTTCAGTTATCTGAGAGAAATAGATTCTATAATTATGAAGCAAGAACTAGAACAGGTTATTCTGGAATTGGAACTGGACCTTACATTAGGAGAACAAACCGCTTGAGATACCAGGACTATAGCACATAAATAAATTAAAAACAATAAAATGACAGCAATTATAACTGATCAAATTAGAATATTGAATGCAAAGAATTTTGCTGCTGGAGTTAGCACCTCTATAAATTCATACTATGCATTTATAGGACTGCCAAATCCAACCAGTATTCAAACTGATTGGGATGATGATCCACCAAGTCCAACAGACAATTTTTCGAATGAGTGGGACACTTGGGATACTATTATTGCTCTCAAAAAAATAACCCCTGATGACGTTCAAAGAGTTGTAACCAAGAGAATTTGGGCTTCTGGAACAACATATGATTACTATAGACACGACTATAGTATTTCAAATACTCCACCAAACTCTAGTGGTACAACTCTTTACTCTGCAAATTATTATGTAATTAATAGCGACAACAGAGTTTATATCTGCCTTCAGAATGGAACAACTCCAGAAACTCCTGATGGCAAACCATCTTTGGATGAGCCAAGGTTTGTTGACTTAGAGCCAAGAACAGCAGGATCTAGTGGTGATGGTTATATATGGAAATATTTGTATACAATTAAACCAACCGAGATTGTAAAGTTTGACACTGTTGACTTTATTCCTGTTCCAAAAGACTGGGATAATAATGCCGAAACATCTGCAGTAAAAGGAAATGCAGTTGATGGTAGTGTTAAAATTGTTGTTATTAAAGACAGAGGAGTTGGTGTTGGTACTGCTAACAGAACATATACCAGAGTCCCTATTAAGGGTGATGGTACTGGAGCAGAGTGTACTGTTGTAATCAATAATGATCAGAAGGTAGAAAGCGTAACTATTTCCAACCAAGGATCAGGATACACCTTCGGAAATGTTGACTTAACTTCTGGAGGAATTCCAGATGCAGATACTGAACCAGTTTTAGATGTTATTATGACCCCCTCTGGTGGTCATGGTGCTGATATCTACAAAGAACTTGGAGCAAGTAATGTATTGATGTATGCAAGAATTGAAAATGACGTTGAAAACCCAGACTTTATTACCGGTAATGAAATTGCAAGAATCGGTCTCGTAGAGAATCCTCTGATTTTTGGATCATCTCAAAAATTAATTTCAGAAAAAGCAAGTGCAGTTTATGCATTGCGTCTGGCTGGTGTTGGATATAGTTCTGCAAAATTTACTGCAGATTCATTTGTCACACAAACAACTGGAACTGGAGTTACCGCAGTTGGTCGGGTCGTAAGTTATGATCAGACAACGGGCGTCCTTAAGTATTGGCAAGACAGAACTCTTGCAGGATTTAATACTGTAGGAACAGCACAAACAAATCCACAATATGGATATGATCTGACAAGATTTACATCCTCTCCGACTTCTGGCGGCAACTTGACAATCGTTGGTGGAACTGTCAACTTATCAATTAGTACAAGTTTCAGTGGTTTCACTACCTCAATAAATAATAAGACATACTACCTTGGACAAAACTTTACAAACGGTCTTTCCAATCCAGAGGTCAAAAAATATTCTGGAAACATAATTTATGTTGACAACAGACCAGCGATTAGAAGATCTTCCAGCCAAAAAGAAGACATTAAAATTATACTGCAGTTCTAATTAACTATGGCCCAACTTACCAACCTTAACGTCTCACCATATTTTGATGATTTTGATCCGAGTGACAACTATTATAGGGTTCTTTTTAAGCCAGGTTATCCAGTTCAAGCAAGAGAACTAACTGGTTTACAGTCAATTCTTCAAAATCAAATTGAAAAGTTTGGTCAGCACTTTTTTAAAGAGGGTGCAAAAGTTATTCCTGGAAATACTGCATATTCTCAAGATTATTTTTGTATTCAGTTAAATAATACTCACTTAGGAATTCCAATTTCATACTATAGTGATCAACTTGTTGGAAGAAGAGTTATTGGTTTAGTTTCTGGTGTAACTGCAATTGTATCAAAAATTTTACCTGCAGAAGATTCTGAAACTGGAAATACAACATTTTATATCTCATATCTTTCGACAGGATCTAATAATGACCAGAAAGATTTTACTGACGGTGAATTATTAGCGTGCGATAATGATATTCTCACTGGTCCATTAAATAATCCATTCATTCCTGCAGGAGAAGCTTTTGCTTCTCTTATTTCTGAAAATGCTACTTCAACGGGATCAGCATTTTCTATCGTTAATGGTGTATACTTTGTTAGAGGTCATTTTGTTAATGTAGATGATGAAACGATCATTCTAAGTCAATATACTAACAGACCTAGTGTTAGAGTTGGTCTTAGAATACAAGAAGAAATTGTTAATGCTGATGAGGATGAGAGATTAACGGATAACTCAAAAGGATTTAATAATTATGCTGCTCCAGGAGCAGATAGACTTAAGATATCTTTATCTCTTTTTGCTAAACCATTAGATGATTTTAATGATTCTAACTTTGTTGAGTTAGCAGTTATTTCTGATGGTCAACTTAGGTCCCAAATAAAAAATACACAATATAGTATTATTGCAGATGAACTTGCTAGAAGAACCTATGCAGAATCTGGCGATTACACCGTAACTCCTTTTGATATTTCACTCAAAGAAACATTAAATAATAGAATTGGTAACAATGGACTTTATCAAGAGGGAAGTTTTACATATAATGGCAATCCCGTTAGCGAAGATCTTGTCAATTATGTAATTTCTCCCGGAAAAGCATTTGTTAAAGGATATGAAGTAGAAACGATAGGAACAACATATCTCGATGTTCCCAAACCAAGAACATCTAGGACTTTAACAAATCAATCGATTAATTATAATACTGGTTCATTACTAAAAGTAAATAATTTAACCGGACACCCAGTAATTGGATTGGGAAATACTTATGTTGTTAGTTTAAGAAGTGAAAGAGTTGGTGTAAATAGTCTATCTTCTCCCGGAGTTGAAGTTGGAGTAGCAAGGGTATATGATTTTGCTTTAGAAGCTGGTTCATATGAAACCGTAAATCCAGATACAAATCAATGGGATCTCTCCCTTTATGATGTTCAAACATTTACAAGAATTACTGTAAATGAACCAATAACTCTTCCAGTTCCAACTTTTATAAAAGGAAAATATAGTGGAGCTACTGCATTTTTGAGAGATTCTGTCTCTGCTGGAACAGCTATTACTGTATATGAGCAGGTTGGACAATTCTTAGAAAACGAACCATTTATATTCAATGGTGTAGAAAATAATAGAATTGCAATTGGAGTAACAAATTATGGATTGTCTGATGTAAAATCTGTCTATGCTGGTCCAGCACTTGGTGCAGTAGGATTTGCAAAAACATTTACAGCGGATACTATTCAAACTGACTTCTTAACGATAGGTATTGCAACTATCACCCCATACGATGCAACCACAGGAAGAAGCACTGTCAGAAGTACAAACCCAATTTTCCCTGGGACTTTAGTCAGAGAAAATGATTTAATTCAGTATTCGGGAAATACTGGAAATCCAGAATTTAATTACGCTAGAGTTGTTAGTGTTGCAACAACTTCAATCGAAGTTGTCGGTGTCACAACTGTTACTGGAGTAGCTCAGGGTGGTCTTCCAACTGGGAGCAATTTAAGTATTACCGACCTCAAACTTCTTACTACATCATTGTTAAAATCTGAAGATAATACATTATACACGCCTATGCCGCGTAATTTGATTTCTAATGTTGATTTAACTGATGCTTCAACAAACATTAGAAGATCATACACCGTTAATATATCTGGAAATCAACTTTCATCGGCGCTTGTTGCGGGAACAAATGAAACATTCCTTGCTTTCGATGAGGAGAGATATACTTTAATACGGTCAAATGGCAAAACTGAAGAATTAACCTCTGATAGATTCTCATATACCTCTGGATCAACAGTTCTCCAAATTAATAATCTTGGGGCAAATGATACTGGAGCGACTTTAGTCGCAACTCTCAAAAAAATTAAACCAGTTGCAAAAGTTAAGAGACAAAATAGAGTTAATTCTGTTGTCATTGATAAGTCCAAAACAGAAGGATCTGGCATTGGAGCTACAACTTTAAACGATGGATTAACATATGGAAATTATCCATATGGGACTAGAGTTCAAGATGAGGACCTGTCACTGAATGTAGCTGATGTTGTTCGTCTCCATGCAATTTACGAATCAACAGATACAAGTGATCCATCGGCACCAAAAATGACTTTGACTGCTTTGAATGGTCCAACTGCAAAAACTTCCGATTTAATCATTGGTGAAAGGATGCTTGGCAATGACTCTGGTGCTGTTGCAATCTTGGCTGAAAAGTTATCAGATTCCCAAATTTCATACATTCCTTCTGGAAAACTGCCATTTAAAGAAGGTGAAACAATCTCTTTCAGTGAGTCAAATGTTGAAGGTGTATCAGCCGTTTTACAAACTGTAAGTAGAGATGTAACATCTGGTTATACTTTTAATAACAATCAACAAGGAACTTTCTATGACTATTCATTTATTCAAAGAAAGAGAAACTTTAAAGAATCTTCAAAACGATTAAAAGTATATTTTGCAAATGGTTATTTTGAATCTTCTGATACTGGCGATTTAATAACAAAAAATTCTTACGATTCATTTAATTACAAAAGAGATATTCAAATCGTTGATGGTTACAGAAACACGGATATTATTGATATTAGACCTAAAGTTTCAAACTATACGGTCAGTTTGAATTCTAGATCACCACTAGAATTTTTTGGAAGAAGATTTGATGGATCTGGAAACTCTGTCACAAATATTTTAGCGTCCGATGAATCAATCACCGCAAATTACTCATATTATCTCGGCAGAAAAGATTCAGTTTTCTTAACTAAGTCAGGAACATTCCAGGTTCAATATGGAGAACCCTCTGAAAAACCAGAAAAGCCAATTCCAATCGATGATGCATTGGAAGTTGCAAATGTAGATCTTCCAGCATATCTGTTACATACAAGTCAAGCATCTATTAATTTCTTGAATAACAAGAGATATAGAATGCAAGACATTCGTGAGTTAGAGAACAGAATTAAAAATCTTGAATACTATACATCTCTCAGTTTGTTGGAGCAAAAAACTGAAAATCTGTTCATTCCCGATCAGTCTGGTCTGAATAAATTTAAATCTGGATTCTTTGTTGATAACTTTACTTCTTTTGTTCCTCAGGATGAAAACAAAGTAATTAAAAATAGTATTGATATCCAAAACCAAGAACTAAGACCAAGCCACTATACAAACTCCATTGATTTGATGGTTGGTCCTGTTGAGGGTGTCAACCCAACGGCAGATCGTAGATATCTTGAACCAGAGGGAACAGGAGTTAAAAGATCTCTGGATGTTATCACTCTTGACTATACCGAAAAGGAGTGGTTAAAGCAAACCTTTGCAACTAGAACCGAAAGCGTAACACCATTCTTAGTTAGTTTCTGGCAAGCATCTGTTGCACTGACGCCAGAAAACGATACTTGGGTAGATACTGCAAGAGTTGAAGCAAAGATTATTAATGTTGAGGGTAATTACTCCGAAACAATGGCCCAACAGGCAAGAATCAATAATATTGATCCTCAAACTGGTATGGGTCCAGTTCTCTGGAATTCTTGGGAAACTACTTGGACTGGTACAGATCAACAAACTGTAAAGAAAACTAGATCCGAAGCTAGAAACCCAAGACACATTGGTCATATCCATAGACCAGGACAACCTGGTGCTATCTATGGAACTAGAACCATAACTGACTTTGAAGATGAGTACGTAGAGACCATCCAGACAGGAACTTCCACAAGAACTGGTGTTAGAACTGTTGTTACTCCTCAGTTTGATCAGACTTCACAGGGAGATAAAGTTCTCAGCAGAGAAGTCATTCAATTTATGCGTTCTAGAAACGTTGAATTTGTTGTTAAGAAAACAAAACCATTAACACAACTTTACTCCTTCTTCGATGGAGTTAATGTTACTAAGTATTGTGTTCCAAAACTTCTGGAAATTCAAATGCTCTCTGGTGTATTCCAGGTAGGTGAGAAGGTTGTTGGCACCCTAAGAAATTCTCCAAAAGACAGCAATTCTGCAATCCCATCCATTAGATTTAGAGTTGCTCAGGCAAACCACAGAGAAGGTCCATATAATGCACCATCAGCAATCTTTACAAACAACCCATATCTTTCTCAGATTGCATCTACCGGATTAGAAACATATCAGGGAACTCCTGGTACTGTTCAACAAACTAATGCAAATGCAACAATTCTTCCATCAACATATTCATCAACAACAACTGTTCTGAACGTAGATACCTTTGCTCTGTCTGAACAAGCTCAGGGTGACTATTATGGTTGGGTAGAAACTGGAATGATTCTGGTTGGAGAAACTAGTGGAGCGCAAGCAACCATTTCAAACGTCAGATTAGTTTCTGATCTTGGTGCAACTCTTATCGGAAGTTTCTATATCCCAAATCCAAATATTGCTAGTAACCCTAGATTCAATACTGGTACAAAGACCTTTACCATTTGTAATTTGAGTAACAACGACCAAAACAATGCAGATACGGTTGGTGAAGATAGTTACTCTGCATCTGGAACATTAGAAACAGTTCAGGAACAGATTATTTCTGTTAGAAATGCTAAAATCCAGCAACAAAGAGCATCCGAATCTAAAGCGGCTGCTAGATCTTTGGGTATGGAACTTGTAAAATCGACTGTTATCAGTACAAAGAGTCAACAAGTTCAAGTTGGTTATTATGACCCACTTGCACAATCCTTCCAAGTAGAAGACGAAACTGGAGTATTCCTTACGAGTTGTGATGTCTTCTTCCAGACTAAGGATGATATGGGAATTCCCCTGACTTTCCAATTGCGTACTATGCAAAATGGAACTCCAACTCAGAAGATTCTTCCGTTCTCAGAGGTTGTTGTTACTCCAGATCAGATAGTTACATCACAAAATGGAACTGTTCCCACAAGAATTACATTTGAGGCTCCAGTTTATCTTGAGGGTGGTGGAGAGTATGCAATTACTTTAGCATCTTGGTCAACCAAGTATAGAGTATTCATTTCCAGAGTTGGTGAGTCGGATTTGGTAACCGATGAATTTATTTCAAATCAACCATATCTTGGATCACTCTTTAAGTCACAAAACGCATCTACTTGGGAACCAAGTCAGTGGGAAGATCTTAAGTTCATTCTTTATAGAGCAGAATTTGTTACTGAAGGTCAAGTACAAATTTACAATCCAATTCTTTCTGAAGGAAATGGTCAGGTTGCTAAACTTTTAACAGATTCAGTTAATCTAAATTCCAGAAGAATTAGAATCGGTCTCACTTCAAGTGTTACTGATGGTATTGGAATTACTACTCAATTATCTCTTGGTAATACAGTTTCTCAACAAGAAACCAATGCAACCGGTAATTTTGTTGGTAGTGCAGGTATTGCAACTGGATCATTGAATGTGATTAATGCTGGTATTGGATATACTCCTTCTCTAGGATCATACACATTTACTGGAATTGGTCTCACAAATATCACAGGATCTGGCAAGAATATAACTGCAGACGTTATGATCGAAAATGGTGTGGCCATTGCCGCAACAGTCGTTACATCGGGCACTGGTTATCAAGTTGGAGATGTTCTCGGTATTGCAACTATTGGCAATAGTTCTGTCGGTAGAAATGCAAGATTCTCTGTTGTTTCTATTGCCAGCACAAATGAATTGATTTTAGATAATGTTCAGGGCAACTTTGTTGTTGCTGGTGCAGGTAAAACTGTTCAATACACAAATAATCTTGGAGTTACAACGACATTAAACGCTCATACTGGTGGTGGAGTTCAGATTGATAATATTGACATTGTTAGTGATGGTCTTCACATTGAGGTTGACCATAAAAACCACGGTATGTATCATGAATTGAACAGAGTTACCATCTCTGATGTTGAGTCTGATATTATACCAACCAAACTAACGCTTCCATATTCATTTGATTCTACAGGAAATATTTCTGTTGACAGCACTGCTAACCTTGACACATTTGAAAATGTTTCTGTCGGAACCACATATCCTGGATATATTCTGATTGATGAAGAAATCATTAGTTATACTAGTGCTTCTGGAGGAGTTATTTCTGGAATTACTCGTGGAATTGATGGAACTTTGAGAAAGAATTATATTGCAGGAACTCCTGTTTATAAGTATGAAATTGGTGGAGTTTCTCTCAGAAGAATTAATAAAACTCACCGTTTAAGTGATGTCACAGTTTCAAATCCAATCACGTTTGATTCTTATAATATCAAACTCGATATGGCTTCTGCTGGAGTTGCAAGAACAGATGGATTGAGTTTCCCAAGACTATATGTAAATGAAACTAAGTCTTCTGGTGGAAAGGAAATCAGAGCCTCTCAAAATATGCCATTTGAAATTATTTCGCCAATTATTGGAAACACAACCGTCCAAGGAACTAATCTCACTGCAGAACTTAGAACAACTTCTGGATCAAGTGTTAACACTGGTAGTGGTCAAGGAATTCAGATTCCATTCATCGATCAGGGATTTGAACCAATCAATTTAAATAGAACAAACTATCTGAGTTCTCCAAGAATTATTGCATCGAGAGTCAATGAGACCAACAATACACAAATCCAGAACCTTCCTGGAGATAGATCACTTGGTATGAGACTAAATCTCAGCACAGTAGATGATAGACTAAGCCCTGTTATCGACACTCAAAGAATGAGTGCAATTCTTGTTTCAAACAGAGTTGATAATTTAATTTCAAATTATGCGATTGATAATAGAGTAAATTCTTTTGAAACTGATCCAACTGCGTGTCAGTATTTGTCCAAAGAAATTAACCTACAAGAATCCGCATCTTCTATTAAGGTCTTCTTCTCAGCACACATTAACGAATTCTCTGATATTAGAGTGTTCTATGCAATTGGCGACAAAGCTAACTTTAAACCAATTTTTGTACCATTCCCTGGATACAATAATTTGGACACCAGAGGTGATGTTATCAGTCTTGCTGAAAGTGATGGTAGACCAGATACATTCATTTCAAAAGTAAACGCAGTGGGAACATTTGATTCTTTAGATTTAGACTTTAAAGAGTATACATTTACTGTTACAAATCTTCCAGACTTTAAATCTTACAGAATTAAAATCAATCTTACCTCAAGTAACCAAACATATCCTCCAAGAATTAAGGAGTTGCGCGTAATTACTCTTGCATAACATGGACTACATTAAAGTAAAGGGAAGGGATCACCTAGTCAGGGATCCCAGAACAAACAGTATTATTAATACAAATAGAAATGAATATGAGCAGTACATGTCTAGAAAACAAACAAAAGAAAACGAGCAACAAAGAATACAAAATTTAGAGTCTGATGTTGCTAATATGAAAGATGATTTGAATGAAATTAAAAATTTATTGCGGAGATTAGCAAACGATGAATCCTGATGACATTGAACTAGAAAATTTATCGAAGAGTTTTGAATACTTCAAAATTGCATCCGTAATAGACGATTGTGATGATCAAGAAACTTTGAGAAACATTGCAAAATCTTATTGCAAACTTTATTACAAACAACAAGAGGTTTTATCTGAAATTAAACCCAAAACTAGGGGTTAAACTGTTATTGTTTCCATAAATATTAGGAGAGGTTTTGTATAAATGGCGCAACCATCCAATAGGGCAGAATTAATTTCATATTGCAAAAGGCAACTTGGTGCGCCAGTGTTGGAAATTAATGTTGCCGATGAGCAAATTGATGATCTAGTTGATGATGCGTTACAATATTTTCATGAAAGACATTTTGATGGTGTCACACAAACCTTTCTTAAATACCAAATTACTCAGGCTGATATTGATCGAGGTAGAGCCCCAGGAAATAATTCTGCAGTAGGTATTGTAACAACTTCCGCAACGACAAGTATTGTTGGAACAGCAACTACTTTTACATATAAAGAAAATAGTAATTTTTTACAAGTTCCATCATCCATTATTGGTGTAACAAAGGTTTATCATTTTGATGGAACTAATACTACAACAAATAATATGTTTAGTATTAAATATCAGTTATTCCTGAATGATATTTACTATTGGGGATCTACTGAGATTTTAAC